CGCGAGCTTTCCAGCCTCGCTTGGGGCTGGGGCCTCAGGCGTCTCGGTCGCCTTGGTAATCACAGCCTCGGCTGCCTTCTGGTCAGCGGGAGACGAGATCAATGGCTTAACGGGAGGAGGCGTTGGGGGCGCGGGGGGGGGCGCAAGACGGGCCGCCATATTCTTCTGTGCCTCTTCGGCAGAGTTTAGGCCAATCGAGGGCTCGCCGAGAGACAAGTCCGCGCGAGAGGACATCGCCGCCTCAACGGGAGAGCGCTTCTTCTGGAGAGACGGCAAGTTACGCCGAGCATACGCGGTGGCCTTCGCCTTATTAAGAGCATCTTCTTCGTAACCGGAAAAACGGCCTTCGCCATCTAGTGTGGGCTTACGGAAGCTGTCCCAGCCCTTCTCTTCGGCTGATCGACGCTGCTCGGTATTACGAAAGCGCACGTCCTCATCGCGGTCGCCACGCTCATCGGAGTACTTCTTCCCCGTAAAGTACCCCTCCACCAGAGAGGCGAGAGGAGATTTTGACTGATAAATTCTAGCCATGCCTTACGCCTTCGCTTTCTTCGCGCCAAACATCTGGGCGCCAGCTCCGATGGTTCCGGCCAAAAGGTTACCCTGGTTCTGGGCTACGTTGTTCCGGTTATCAGAGTTCGTATTGGCCTGTCCACGACGAGAGTTAAGTTCGGTTTGGTAGATATTTGCTACGCTATTGGCCTTATTGAGGTCTTGATTGAACATGTTACCCTGCACGCCTTGCAGGCTGCTCAAATCCTTGGTGGCCTGGGAGTAGAGGTCATTCAGCCCGCGAGAGGTGTTGCGCTGGTACTGGTCATTAGCCGCGCCGCCGCCAGTGCGAAGCGCTTGCTTTAAGGTGCCCGTTCCGCCCGTAGCCCGCGCGATATTATTAACCTCGGAAGCATGTCCCCTCGACATATCCTCCATGTAGTTCATCTTGCGGCCAGCGGCGTTATTATCCAAGTTCTCTAGCTGTCCCTGGAGGGTGCTATTGATTAGGTCTTTGTTGGTGGACGATGCCGTATTACGGCCCACACCCTCTAGCTCGGCCAGGGCCTTCTGGTAGAGATCCGAATACGCTTCTGGGTCTACCGTCTCCGCGTCCGCCTTGGTGAACCCTAGGGAGTTACTTAAGTCTTTAAAAAATCCCATATCAAAGCTCCTGTAAAACGGTGGTGCAGTTACAAATTCTCATCGCTGGATCGCTGGACCCGGCCTTAGACGCCTGCGCAATAATAGAATACGTATGGGTTCCGGCTGATGGGAAGTCCACAAAACGAAACGACCCACACGGGAAGCGCTGGATTGAATCAACCACCAGGTCCTCAATACGGCCAATGCGAGAGTTACTGATGGTCACTCCGTCCCTAACCACTCCTAGCGCAATCTTATCGTCGGTGCTGTTGCCAAACTGGCTCTGTACGTTTCCATAATCAATGAACCCAAGTTGACAAACCACCGTTGCGTCTCCGCCTTGGAGCGAAACCAAAACAGGGCGTCCAGAGGTCGTAATAGAAGCGCTGAGGCCGGGCACCGTAGTTGTTCCCGTGCTGACAATCACAAAATCACCGGAGCCGGTGCTCTGAGAGTGGTTACTTGGGGTTTTCGTCTTAGGCACGGACTCTGCTGCGAAGGTTCTAGTGATGAGGGAGCTTGCTTTAAAGTTTACCGAAGCCACGCCACCGGTCGCGATATTATCGCTGCCAATATTTTGACCATTAAGCCACGAGGTGATGTTCTCGAATTCGGCATTTACCTTTGGCCCTACCGCTAGCGTTCCGGCTGCATAGTCCACGGGTCCGTAAGGACGCACGATCACGCTCGCCACCGACAACGACGAAAGCGTTAAGACCGAAGCAATAATAACCCAGAAGGTGCCCTTCATAGCTCCTGCACAATCATGTTACAGCTACACACGCTGGCGGTGTATCCTCCGGACGTATAATCAACCCGTAAAGAGGCCTGGTACGTGTAGGTACCGGCGGCTGGAAAATCGACGTAAGAATAATTAGAGCAGGGGGAGTACCCCGGCTGTAAGTTGAACAACGCCGAGGCAGATCCATTGCGCCTAATCTGCAAATATCCCTGGTTGTCATCATCACCGTTAGATCCAATATAGCTACCAATGATGGGAGCTGGGCATCCGAAGGTAAGGGCCGACCCCCCAAAAGTCACCAGCACTGGACGGCCAGAGGTCGTAACGGTTGTAGAGTTATTTGTCACCAGAAGCGCCGTCGTGCTCGTGTCGGTGATGGATAGATATCCACTAAATCCCGTTTGAGTGTAGTTTCCGGAAAGCTTAGCCTTGGTCACCGCGTTGTTAGCGATCTTGGAAGTAATCACGGCGTTGTCGGCAATATTGCTGCTCGCCACGCCAAAAGCTGAGATGTTATTCGACGAAATGTTACCGCCGTTTAGCCACGAGACAATGTTCTGAAACTCCGCATTCACCTTGGAGCCCACGGCCTTGGCACCACCAGCATAGTCGGTTGGTCCATAGGGGCGCACGATCACGTCGGCGTAAGATAGTCCGCCAAGCGCTAGAAGCGACACGAACACCGAGATAGCGTTGTTTTTGATAAAGTTTTTCATTGTCTTATATTCTATGGGCTACTCCCGCTTTAGTAAACCTGCGCTCCTCATTGTTTCCGTTAAGTAATTTATCCGGGCTACGATCTCTGCTGTACTGGCCGCCGGGTCAAGGTCCGCGACGGCGGCCACTTCGACCACCACGAGGTTAATCCGCTCGTGAACGTAGTCCAGTTCGTTGTTCACCAGCGCGCCGTCGTACTCTTCCTTTAAGCCCTGCCGCTTCTGGGACTTTCGGCTGGTTGAGCGGTTCGGCTGGACAATGGCGTTCCGGGCGACTTCAATCACTCCCTTGGCCATTATTTGCCTAACATATCGGCTTCCGCCGAGATGCCCTCAATCACAAAGCCCCAACGGTTCTCGATCACGTCCTGGTTAATGATCCTAACCTGAAACGTGTAGCCCTTGGATACGACAGGGATCTTGACGATCTTGCGCTCTAACCCTGCGAACGCCCAATTACCCTCATCCCAAATAAGGGTGCCATCCGACGCTAAGTCCGAGGAATACCAAAGGCTCTGGGAGGAGAGGACGTTGAAATTTTCGACCACATACTTCCTTGACTCGTCGTAGTCGGGAATGATCTCAATCGTGACCGTCCAGTTGGAATTGGCCTTAGCCCTTAAATACAGCCACCTGATTTTCTTCTTGTGCTGGTCATCACCAAAGTCGATGGGGCCAGAGGTCCAAGACGAGTAAATGGGCTCGCCCACAAAGCTGATAATCTCTGGGTCTGCCAGGTCAACCAGGCGCCCCGTTCCCTTAGAGCCAAGCAGCTCCACATATTCAGCGTTGGAGTCAGTGTCCGCTAAGCGGGAAAGCCCTTCCATCCCTTCCGAAAACGTCCATTCCATGGAGTCTAGGTCCAGGCAACACGTAAGGTTTGGGGTCTCAGACCCAGGGACCACTACTGAGCAGTAGTAGCGCTGATTTTTTGGGTCATAGAAGGAGTAAAACGTCTCGGACCTTGGGAAGATGATGCTATCGATCACGTCCTGCACTTGGACAGAAATGCGCTCGCCCTGTCCGATCTTATTGAAGAGCACGAACCCAGAACGGTCTAGGCATATAACCCCAATCGGCGTCTCCTGCACGGTAGAGGCGTTCACGCATCCCTTGTTAGTGTCCAGCACCCGCAAGATGTAATCGGAGGGGGACGATCCCGTTAGGTAGTAAGTGCTCTTCTCTTTAAAAACGAGAAGGGCCGTATCTCCCAGAACGCCCAGAGCGGTAGAGATCTGGCCATCGCCGCGTGCGATCTCCCAGATGTAGGGGTAGTAGTCGGGCTGATAGACCTCGGAGCCCATAAGGATGTCGCTAAAGTTATTGCGCCCCACCTCGTTATACACGGGAAAGTCTACGCTGGTGCGATCCCAGCCAGAAGACCTGGCGCCGATGCCAAACAACTGGTCACGGAAGAACTTGGTGTGCAGGAACCCAGAGTTTTCCGACGGCTCAAATGGGGCCACCACAGAGTCCACGCCCACCTGCATCTTCTCACGGGCCACGCGCAAGCGCTCCATAGTGGGAGGGGGCGAGTTATTGTCCGGAGGAGAGATCGCAGGAAGGTCTGCCGTAGCGGTGTTATCGATAAAAGTGTATGGCGCAGTGGTAGAGATAAACTCCGCGATGTTAATGATCGTAGGCTTCGTAGTCTCTTGGGCGTTCGGCACAGCAAAGAGGGTTGTATAGAGCTGCGTGTCCAGGTCCTTTTGGCAGCGGTATACCCTAAAGTCTGTAACTCGCGGGTTCGTCGCCTGGAGGGATTGCAGGTAAGCAATGAGTGGGTCTCGGTCAAAAGTAATTGAGCTTGGGGCCGAGTCGACCACCACTTCTTTACCGAGCACGCCAAAGTTTGTGCCGTTAAGCTCGCCCGCGTTCATGGACAGCTCGAATAGGCCATCCACCGAAACCGCTGATCCGCAGCCAGGGCTCTCCGAGTTGGTCTCTCCGTCAAACACCGTGATGACATAGTAGTACGTGCCGTTAGCGATCTCTCCCGACGTTTCGTTCCACGTAAGCGCATTCCACCCATCATAGTCCGGTGGGTCCATGCCTAAGTTCCCGGTACGATAATTAGCGTCGAGGGAGTCCATCTTGCGGTTAAGCAGGAACTTGGCCTCTACCCCGTTAACGAGCGTAATGCGGTCTCGCCACTGAGAAGACATCATCTTCTCAGTGCTCTCTAGTCCGGTGAATACATCAACGAACGTAGCGTTACCCTCGGAGGTCTCGGACGCAATCGAAGTCCCTCTCTGAGCCATCCATAGATTTTTGAAGCGGTGAAGGGAGGTAACTCCGCCGAATTGATCTTCTAGTACGTTAGCGAAGATCGTGCCGCCGTTTACGCGAGCCAACGCGCCCTCTTTGAGGACGAAGTTACTTACGGCATAGGCCGAATCAAAGCCATAAGACTCTATGGGCATGCCTGATTGCTGGCCCTTAAACAATTTTACTACGACTTTAGTTCTCTGGTCTAACAATTAGCAATCCTTTGCTAAGTAATTGAAATATCAGCTATACTGCGGAGGAAAAAGGGGATCTTGATACGCCGTGTAATCGTCGTACTCGCTAGAGACCATGATCAATCGATCATTAATCTGAGTGGTGGCGTCCTCGTAGGCCTTCTTTAATCGCCCCACGGCTTCCTCTAGCTGCTCCCTCGCCTTAACGTCGTCCTCTTGCTTGTAGCCAATGGCCGTCGCCATCTCCACGACGAGAGCCACGAGATTGGACGGCATGCCCGTAACCTGTCGAATATCGTCCTCGTCGTTTACGAGAAGAGTAATGGGGCGCACGCCGTCGTAAAGTAGGTCGTAGGCGGCGTTAGGAATGGGGTAAAGACCAATAATCGTGGTGTTGATCACGGTCTTGGACATCCCATTCATGCGGTAAAAGTAGGGGGTGCCGGTGAAGGTGTCATTCGGGTACATCGCGCGGAACTGTCGGTCTTCCACGAGAACAAGGTTCCGCTGAATCGGGCTCGTCATAAAAAGCGAGTTGATCTTGATGATGTCAGGAACGTCCAAGGTCTGTTGATTGGCGACCGTAGCGAGCGGCTGCTGGTATACGTACTGCCAGGGCCAGTAGCCCATCTCCTCAAACATAATCAGCGCACGGTTAATCCACTTGCGTGCCTGGAGCTGAGTTAAATCATCAACGGAACCGATGTTAAGGCACACCTCGTTACTGAGGTCCGCTAACGAAAAAAGGTCATTGGCTGCCATGGCTCACCAGTCCTTCCGTGGTTGGTATGTGACTATGATAGCAAAACAAATGGTCGCGAGCAAAAAGTGCGGGGCTAACTGGAAAGGAAAATTCCCCATCCCGTTAAGCACGATAGCAATCAGTCCGCCCTCGGCAGCGATCACTAGAGGGGCCTTCTCCTGGTAGCGTGAGCCCCACCAGTACAGGCAGAAGTGTCGCCCAATAAAGAAGAGCAATGCCGCCATCACGGCTGCGCCCATGAGGCCAAACTCAAACAGGGCCTGGATGTAATCGTTATGCGCCTGGAGGAAAGACCCGTAGACCAGGGACTTGGGCTGAAAGTTCTCCGCGTATAGATAAGCAAAGGAGCCGGGACCAAACCCCAAGAGCTTAGGCCCATTCCACCAGGCCTCTAGCGTCGTCCACCACACGAGGTAGCGCCCGTTATCTAAGAGCAGCGCCGATCCGGGCGAGAAGGCCCAGAGGATTGCGGCAGTAAAAAAGAAGCTGATGCAAATTGCGACAGTCACAAAACGGCCCAGCAGGTAGCGAGCGTTCACTATAAGCGCTCCAAATACCGCCAGGTAGGTGAATGAGCTATTCGTGGCGACCGCTGCGACCGTCATAAGTAATGCCGCCGAATAGTCCTTAAGTCCGAAGGCTACGCCGATCAGGATCGCCAGCAGCGCCCCAAACTTAGTCGTCTGACCCATAAGCCCCACCGGTAATACCCGGTCAGCGTCCGATATTCCGGGCGCATAGGTAAGGATAGGGTCAAGGTCTAAGACCTGTAGAAAAGCGAGCATAGAGGAAGCCACACCCCCCCAGACCACGCAGCGAAGGAGAAGGACCTGCGTCTCCTCTTCCAGAGTCAAAAAGAGAAGGGTAAGACCTGCGGCGGCTGACCAGTATACGAAGGGGTAGAGCTGCATAGCCCCAAAGCCCGTAAAGAGGGCGCCCACAGTAAACGCGGCATGAATCAAAAAGAAGGAGGGATGGATCTTCTTGCCTAGGTACACGGCAAAGAACAGGTTCCCCAGCCCGAAGACGAGCATGAGCTTGGCCCCTTGGATCTGTGCCTCAAAGGAGTTAGCTAGCGGAGGGAGAAGAAAAAAGAGGGGTAGGAGGAAGAACATTCCCCCAACCCCGTACTTTGCAAATCGCACTACTTGCTCTCTACCGAGACCTCAAGGTCCGTACCAGAGCCGGATGCCTTAGCTTCAAGCGCCACAAAGGGGCTTACAACCGAGGCTCCGCAGGAGATGAGCTTACCCTTAACGGAGGCGGCAGTGCCCACGCAGAGGTAGTTACCTACCAAGATAGGGGCCGCAGCATCATAGATGGCATTCGCTACGTAACCACGGGTCACGCAAGGAAATCCAGCCGTGTCACCCGTTGCCACCGCGCGAGCCGCGATGCAGGCTACCTGCTTAGCGGAAGCGGCGTCAAAGCCGGTACCCGAGTAGAAACGGCTTACCTTGTAAAGGCCGGTCAGCTCAGTTTCAGAGTAGTAGAGGCCCTGTCCTACAGCGATAGCGTCCGAATAGAGCGCCACTTCGGACTTTACGGCCACCTTGGTTTCGGTGTCGTAAGATCCGCTGGAGGGGTCGTTGCCAGAGGCCGAGAGATAGGCGTGAGCAGGAGTGCCGAGGCACAGGCTCAACGCTAGAGCTAGAATCAGTTTCATAAAAGTCTCCTTCAAATTTGTTTTTAAGACGTTATTAGAGGGGGAGCCCTGCTGGCAAGGCCCCCCGCTTCAATTATACAGCCGCGATGTTGAACAATACGCCGTTGGTACGACGGTTGTCGGTCACGAACTGGCAAGCCGTGATGATGGACTGTACTTGGGTGTCCATGTTCACAGGCTCTTTTACGCTGGAAGGCTCGAACCAACGGTGCTTCATACCCCAGAGTTTGAGGTACTTGGTGTTGAGTACGTAGAAGGCGTCTCCCGAGAGACCGGCTTCCAAGCGAAGCGGCTCGATACGCTTTTCACGCACAACTGGAATACCCTTGAACATGAGGGCGTCGAAGCCGCTCTTACCCAGGAGTTGTTGCGCCATACCTTCGGAGATGTAGCGGGTCTGGTTGAGCATGGTATCTTCCAGGCTCTCAAACGCGCTGTCGCCGCCGATGATGAGGTTGGGGGTTTCTTCTGCGCCGAACGTGGTGTTGCGGATCAACTTACGGAGAGCCTTAGGGCCTGCGCCCGTTTGATCCGTACCGAAGGAGGCCGCAGCCAAGTCAATGGCTTGGTTTCTCCACCAGGCGTTAGCAACAGCGTCGATACCACCCAAGGCGCCGGAAGCTGGGTTGGTCGAAGGGTCATCTTTTACGATGTCCATCAAACCAAGGGGCTCTTTGGTGCCAAGAAGCTTAGGCTTCAAGAGCATATCGTTCACTTTTTGCTGCATCGAAACTTTCAAGTTTTTCAGCATGCCGTCCATGAGGTCGAATAGCTTTACAGCCGAGCCTCTGTTTTTATCCAGGCGGTCGTTGTCCATGTTCACGGAACCGGCAATACGACGCCAGTCGTACTCAGCAGCCGTGAAAGGGTCGGTAGGAGTGATGTCCAGGGTGTCGTATCCGGCGTAACCTTGAACAGTCATGTTCTCAGCGTACATCAGAGGACAGAAGATCTTCTCACCACCGTCTACGAGCTTAATGCCTTCGGCGAAATCGCCTTCGGGCTTACGCATCTTGAACACAGAAGGAGCCAAATCCTTGTCACCGAGAGCGGCGAGGAGGATAAAGTCCTTGATGATGTTGTCTACGAACCCTTTTTTGTAATACTTGATTGTAGACGCTAATAGCGAATTGTAATTCAGAGCCATTTCTCTTCTCCTTGAGAAAATGCCCCGTGACTAAATGTTAATCACCGAGCGGGTTTAGTAACCCTGATCGGCTAGTGCGCGGGCGATGGCTTCTGACGTGCTCATTTTGTCGCTGGATTTGTCTGCCCCCGAAGAAGAAACCGAGCGGTTCCGAGAGCCGAATTTCTTCGCCTTCTCTTTAAGCTTGGTCTGATGCTTCGACAGGATTGCCTTTTCGTACTTGTCGCCGAAGACCGCAAGAGCAGCTAGAGAGCCGTCCCCGTAGAACTTCTTGTCGACCATGTACTCTAGAACCTGCGTAACCTCGCCCTCAGAGGCATCCCTGCCAAAGATGGACTTGATTCTTCCCCGAGCGGCATCAAGCTGAGTGTCTAGCTGCTGCTTCGACTTAGCTTGCGCTTCTTGCTTGTCCATCTCGTCAAAGCGTGAGGTTTTTTGCTTAAGCGAGTTAAGCTCCCTCTGCATGCTTGAGATGAGCGGCTTGTAGCGGCTCTCCAGGTGTTTATACGCGGGGTCCTGTTTCAGGTAATCCGGTACGTCGTCGTCTCCATTAAAAGGATCATGCTTCCGTGCAGTTTCCTTCTGAATGAACTCGACGATCTTAGGGTTATTTTCCAGCAACTCCTCAAACTGCGTTAGAAGATCATTCCTTTGCTCTAACGTCGACCGGGTGCTTTCAAATTCCTTTTGAGTCTGACTAGCTTTCGTCCACTGGCCTTGGATCTTTCCATAGTCCTTCTTCCATTTCTGGGCTTCGGACTGGATTTGCTCATAGGCCTGTTTCACGCGGGGAGGGACAGAATCCCAGTCGATCTCAGAGTCCTCATCGCCTTCCGGCTCTTCCTCTTCGTCGTCTGTCTCTTGCTCTTCCTCGGGCTCGTCTTCCTCTTCCTCGGCAGCTTCTGGTTCTTCCTCAGGCTCGTCCTCTTCGGACTCTTCCGACTCGCCATCTCTTTCTCTCATGAGGGCAAGTACGTCTTCTTCGGTAGTATCACCATCTTCTCTGCCAAAGTTCATGCATCATTCCTTTTGGTCTGGTGGGCGGTTAAGCATCCACGTCGTCCATGAAACCACTCCCCATAGGGCGGGCCAATACGGTGAGTCGGTTAATTTTATTTTACTCTGTGAAGATTGAAACGCAAAGGGATCATGATGGCAAGCATCATTTACGCGAAAGCGTTTAAACGCCCACGAGACGATGAACTTGCAAAATACGGTCATATATTTTATCACCCACTTCACCATGCTTGCCAGATTTAACAAACAGACCCAAAAACTAGAAAAAACGTGTTCGCGATGTCGTCTTACGCTCTCTCCAGACCCCATTCTTGGGTGGAAGCCATTTTTTACAAAAAACGGGAACGCCAAAGACGGGCTAAATAATGCCTGCCGAGAATGCCGAAAAATATACATGCGGACATCAAACGCTAGAACCATAGCAATTATCCACGCCAGGCGGCGCAGAGAGACAGATAAAAAGAAAAATCGAGCAAGGGCCGTTTCTACAAGGGCTTATGCTAAAAACTCCTACAAGTGCGCGGTGTTGAATTGCCAACAAGAGTACGACCACTTACACCACGTCGACTATGATGACCCACTCGCCGTAGTCCCTCTGTGTTATGCACATCATGGGGCCGCACATTCAGTGGTCAACCCATACATAGTTCGCCCTAGGCAGAAAAGAAGCCTAAACGCCGACTAACTTGTGCTTCCGCACGTAAGACCGCTCGTGCTCCTTAGATTGAAACTCCACCCCGGCAGAGCCAGAGTAGTAAGGGTAGCGCGTGTTGTAAGCGTCGGGGTCACGGTATCCCTTAACTTCTCCGCAGATAGAGCACTCCGTGTACTTGCGCTTGTCCTCGTCTAGTTCCACGTGGTGGAGCGTATCTCCGTAGAGATTAATTCCTTCTAATTCGCCATTGGCCTTTGAAGCGCACTCGGGGTTTTCGCAGGTCTTATAGATGTGAATTCTCATACCTGTCCCATCCCATCCATGATGTTACCTTGCACGGGGGGCATACCCTCATTGCCGTTCGGGCTCATTCCGTTACCGGCGATATCCTTGCCGGATGCTGCTTGCATATCTCCCGGCGTGGGAGGAGCCCCGCCAAGGTCGGCCTGTGGCTCTCCGGGCTGCGGAGGGGGAGGCGGCATCCCTTGAGCGGCAGCGGCAAGCTCAGGGCTAATCTGCACGCCGTTCTGGGTGAGAGCCGCGATAATGAGCGCATTCAAGACCGTTGCGTCCTGGATCGTCGCGGGGTCGATGTTATCGAACTTGAGGTTGGGCTTAGCGGGCTCGCCTTGAGGCATCTCCTCTTCGGGAGTTACGACTTCCGTAGGATCTAGGTCAAACTCCTGGGCCACCTTCATGATCAGGGCTCGGCGGTTGGCGTGTGGGTCCCCGTTGGTCAGCTCCAAGAACTTCAAGAGCTGGGATTTCCTCAGCGCCTCGTTCTTGTACTCCATGATCCCTGGCTCAATATCGTAGTAGAACTCGCCTTGAATCTCTTCGGGCGTCACCGTCATCCACTCGATCCCGTTGGGGCCTGCAATCTGGACAGCCAGCTCCTCGGACATGTTCTGCTGGCAGAGCTGGGCAAGCTTGGCGAAGATCTCAACGACGTACTGCTCCCACTGGCGCGAGCGCTGGGACTTACGGGCTTGTCCTCGGCCTTCCATGATCTGAGCTTCGGTCGCGGTATCAGCAATAGAGTTGTTCTGATATTCAGATGTCCCCATGACGTTGGTTAGGTCATCTCGGGACATGCTATTGAACTCGAAGAGCTGGGGCGGGATCGGAGCCGTTTCAAACGCCTTAATGGCGTCGATGTTATCTAGCTCGGTCGCCTCGTCGCTTCGGGCCATCATGAGCTTATTGATCTTGGACCTGGAGCCCGCCGCTCCCGTGTATACGTACTTAGGAAGCGAGCGCTTCACGTGCACCTGGATGGCAGCACGGATTCGGTTCATCTCTCTGATCTGGGGCTCTCCCGCCTTGAACTCCGACCACGTATAAGGGGAGCAAAAATCAGTCTTAGCGTCGTGGATGCAGATCGGGAACGGATCTTCCTTGTAATCGATCTCGTATGGCCAGTCTTCGCCGTCCTCGTCGTCGGTATTGAGGAAGTAGCTATAGCCTTGGGTCACCACGTACTTTTTGCGGTTTTCCTTGTCCCAGATCGTGACGATCTTGATCCATTCCTTATCCGAAGAGTTGGGCTCGCGGCCCATCCACTCCCGTTCACCATCGCGCTCCCGCTCTTCTTGCTCTTTGGGGTAGTACTGGGGTTTTAGGAACTTCTTGGCCTTTTCCGTAAACTTAGGGGAGGCAATGAAGTCGTTCCAGCGCAGGATCTCTTCGATGCCGATAAAGGAGCAGTCCCGGCGGCGCGTGGCGTCCGGGTCAAGGTACAGGTGCTTTAGCTCCACCCGCTTAATGAAGGGGCGGTCCTTAATGATGGTCACTTCCGGCTCGTCGATTACCTCGTCGGTCGTGGTGCCGTTACCCTCATCGCTAGAGCTTTCATCGGGCACCTCAGCCGTGGGCTTGTGCTCATCGATCTGAGTCTCCCAGCCCATCTCCGTGGTGGCGGCGCCAAAGAAGGTGTCAAGGAAGACATCCTTTAGTTCGGCATCCAGCCCTAACTCTTTAGCCCAATAGTTAAGCACCAGCTCCATGCTGCGGGCACGCACTTCGGCTTCTTTTAGGGATTCGCCCACTTTGGGCTTGGGGCGCACGCGGATGCAGGGGGGGCCAGAGAAGACGGAAGGGGTAATCGTCTCTACGTGGGAGTAAACGAAGTTGACCGAGATCACATCCCAGTTATAAGAGTTACGGCGGCGGCGGCGGCTAGAGTAGTCGCCCTGGTACATGCGCCAGAAGTTTTCGGCCTCGTCCAGGAAGTCTTTTCTCACCTTCTTGGAGCGGTTGATCTTATCTAGCCACTTTTTGGCATTGGGAGAGGGGACGGGTTTGACCTTCTTCTTGGCCTCTTCCCGAAAGGTGGCAGCTTTTTGACGGTCCATCCCGGACTCTTTAAGGGCGACCTCCATGAGGCCTGCGCCATCGTCGAGGATCGTTTTTGCGCCCTTAGGCTTCTTAGGTAGCTGCTCGCCGCGCCGTTTTTTTGCCATTTAAAATCCATCCATGAAGTAATCGCCGGAGCCATCTAGCTCAGCGAAGGAACAAGCAAAGGGGTCCTGATTCTCATTAGCATAACGATCATCGATCTCTTGTTCCAGAGATTCCATCGTTATGCCGGTGTGCGTCTGGTCCACGGCGGCTTCCGCCGGGATGTCTTCGGAGAGGAGAGCATACTTAAACTCATCAAAGAAGTGGTCATTTCGCTTAACCACGTCCTCGTCCGCGTTTTTGTTCTCCTTGTCGTCCAGCTTGTAGATGAGGTTGCTTAACTCCCACCAGGCCTTATGACACTTGCGACCGATAAAGGCGTAGGGCTTGGTATCCTTCTCGCCCCGGTAGTTGAACATCTGGTGGACCCGAGCCATCCCGGCCATCCGGTCGTTATTGGCTCGCTGGAGCTTATGAATCCCCTCTTTTTGCAGCAGCTCCGCAATAGACATGAGTGTGCCCCAGGACTTGCCGCTCGTCTCCTTCGTCGTGATCACGTTCTGGCCCTTATTGAAGATCGAGGGGTCGGCCACGATGTGCCGGATGCGGGCGTAGTAAGGGTGTTTGAGTAGATACTCAGCCAGGGCCGGTAAGCCACCCTTTAGCTCGTTTAGGGGCTTATAAAACTCATCAAAGCACCAGAACCTACGGTTAGGGTCAATGGCGTACCAGTGCACGGAGGTGGGGTTCCGGGCTCCGTAGTCTAGGCCCACCACGATCTTCCAGTTATGGGGGATGGGCATGGGGGGATCTAGGCGGTAGAGGTTCTCGTTGCGCTCCAGGAAGGGGAACGCCTTAGTTCCGGCCTTGGAGTCAAAGTTAAGCTCTAGCTCGCGTTCGATCTGGTCGGGCCTAAGACCCTTGCAGGCGCCCTTGTACCACTCGTCATTGCGTTTTTCTGGGTCGGCTGAGTAGTGGCAGGCCACCACCACAAACTCGTTCTTAGCGTTCTTCCAGGCCCGCATGCCCTCAGGGACGGGGATCGGAGCCTCTAAGGCGTCTTCCGGTGCGTCTATAGCGATATCTCGCCACTTACGCATGGCCTCGGCTACTACGCTCATCTAGCGCTTATTGACTCGCTTAGCGGCCTTCCCAAACTCATCCTTCATAACGCGGCCCACGACTTTATCGAAGGGGTTGGCCTCATCGGCGGGCTCACCGTAGTTACGGGCCAGTTCCACGTGGAACTCTTTCTCAATATCGCTGTCCGGCTTAACTTTTGGGCCAGCCATAACTTTTCCAGGCTTCACGTTCTGGTAGTTCTTCTTGGTCGATGCTTTTAGGGTAGATGGGAGCTTGCGGCCTTGAACACCGGCCTCACCGTCTGGCTCATCGGCATCCTCTACGGCGGCCTTCAATGCGGGCTTATTGGCCTTGATCTTGGCGCTAGACTTCTCGAACTGGCGCTGGGAGGCCACATCCATGTCTTCTTCCTCGGAGCCGGTCTCTTCGGCGTCTAGGCCCTCCATAAGGGCATTGACCCCAAGACCCACGGCGCCACCAGCCAGACCTGCGGTCGCCATCCGACCAAGCTTACCCAGGCCCTTTTTAGCTACCTGCTTGCCCTCTTGCTCCAGACCCTCTTCGGCGGCTACGCGCATTGCACGACCACCACGCGGCAAGTCATTTTCTAGCTTGGCAAAGGGGTTAGAATCTGTTACACCACGCGTCATGGACAAACTACTCTCAGCAGCATCTTTTACGGCAGGCTTCTTGACCTTCTTGTACGCGGGGGCCGTGCTATCGGCGTTCTTTAGTGCGCTGCCATGAGGGGCGACCACATCTTCATCAAAACCGCGAATTTTCTTAAGGGTCTCTTTTTTTCTTGCCATGCTTTCTTCTGGGGTAAGCCAGCGCTGCCTCTCGTAATCAAAGTCATTAAGGTCATTTGTGGGCGGCCCGCTTAACTGTGAGCGCTTATTTTTCGCTAAACGCGATTCACGGTCAGCCTTCCCAGGCAACTCGGAAACCCGATCAGCCAGCGTCTTCTTCGCTACGTCGTCAATACCGTCCATGGGCACTCCTAAAGTGTTAGATGACCGAAGTGCGCCCCTTCACGCCTTGGGTCGGTAGGACTGGAACAGTTAACCTAGTGAGCGGGAGTTAATCGCGCACCTCAAAACCTAAGGGGGTCCAGCACTATCCCCTGCGGTGGCAAGAGGCGTAATGCCACCTTTTATTCTGAGGGCGGAGGAGCGATTCTACCAGTTTTTTCTATGCGCCCACGAGGTCGTGTACGAGAGAGCCGAAGATGCTGGGCGTGGCCGAGCTTAGGGCCGTAAATCTACCGATCTTGCCGAGGGCGGGCTTAGCGGCAGCAAGCACCTCGTCCAATTCCTCGCAAAACGCAGCTTCATCGATCATGGCCCCGGAGAGCGTGCGCTGCCGGAAGTGCTTAGCCCCTGCGGCCACCGCCAAAATGGTGGATCTTGAGCGCGGAAACTCCGCGTTACAGAAAGTGTAGTGCATCGGCTGCCAGGTACGCTGCCAATCGGGGAGGTTCTCATGAATCATCACGGCGCGCCTCAGGTTAGCGTCGGAGTCGTCTTCAATCTTACACTGAAAAATGGTCGATCTTGAGGGGTAGAACATGGAGTCGTGTAAGTAGAGGGCAACAAAGAGCCACGTGGCGGTTACCTGCCGGGTTTTAGGCACAAGAAGGTACTGCTCTTGCTGCCAGTAGCGGGTTAGGACCTCAAGGTGTACTTTTCCTGGGAACGGCTGGAACGGGTTCTCCTTGTTCTGCGTGTCCTCGGTCTTCACCCAGTGGGTTAACCACCTCCACGGGTCCATCTTGCATACTGCCAACTCCTGAATCCTCGCGTCCTTCGCATATTTGGAGTCGCTCATGAGCAACATCAACCACTCCAGGTCCTGTTTTGTTGCCCAGGCCTCTGTAGGCGTCCAGGATCTTCCTTCTTGCATCATTAAAATCTGCTCCTACGAAAATATGGCTAAAATCGGTATTGATGGTTATGTGCGTTGTGTCCTTAACCTCTTCCTTAATCACGCCGTGCTTCTTGGCCATGTCGCGCCAGAAACTGTAGTTATTCCGCTGAACAGCCTGCACCATACCTACACGCTCTAGGACCAAGGCCTCGTTACCGGTGACGTTAGACTCAACGTACTCCTCTAGCCATTCGAGGTAGTGACGGCCATAGCGCTCGGCCCACCTACGAGGGAGCTGGGGATCGATGTTCATTTCCTTGGCAATATCACCGTCCCCAAGGCCAGGGGACTCGGACTTCTTAATAGCGAAGAGCTGCATGCGAGCGGTGGGGTGGAAATGGACCGACTCCTCACCGTTTTTATCCAAGACCCGCTCTAGGACGGGCTTCACGCATCCTCCGGCGGCCACGGCAGGCTCTTGACGGAAACGGGATACCAGCGCTCTGACACGGACGAGGGGCCAAGGGCGTTCCTCAGGTCCTCTTCCTTCTTAAGGGCTCCGCTCTTCACTCCACGTAGGGACTGGGGCGTCTTCACCGTCACGGGGCTCCGCGAGGGGACTAAAATCTCTCTGGTATTGTCTCTCGTTACTCGTCTTCTCATTAGGTATAGGATCAGGCAAGCGGGGACAAATGCCAAGGGCTCTCTCTAAAACGAACCTGGCTAATCCAGTCAGGCCAATGCCCGTCTTAACGGAGTCGCGCCAAAGGAGCGTCTGAGCCTGGGCAATAGTAGTGCGTAGCATCCGGTTCTCTTCGAGAAGCTCAGGGTTAGTCTTACACTCGGTGCCGGGTATGAAGATGTCTCTTAGGCGCTCAGCCAGCTCGTCTTCAAGGTCCTGGTTTAAGACGGCCATCCACCACCTCTACTTTATAATCTCCGGATATTTTAAGGAAAGGGTTTGGCGTGGTTATCGTTTCCCAAAAAGCCTTGTGCCAGGCCTTTGCCATACTATCGATCATCTGCGCCATACGGAACGAGGCTAATCCGGGAAGATCCCGGCCAGCCTTAGCGGCCCTGTAATAGGCTCGCTTCCTCTTGGGACATCCGGGCTTACCTGGCGCACCCATAACAGACAGAGTAAAGGGATCTTGACCGCCACTATCGCCTTCCGGAACTGGACTACACATCTCAGTCATTTCAATCCTCAGCTTGGATTAGATCCCAAGAGCGTTCTACCCTTGCTAAACTTCCGTGTAAAGCCTCAACATAGAAATACAGGCACGCCGTAATAGTTTCACAAATCAAGGCGGGGTGTCTGGAGTAGTGGGTTAAGCGCAAGGCACAAGGCAGAGCTTCTAGGGCAAGACCGCTGTCCTATTAGACACCGAGGGGATTCTCCCAGAGGGTAGGTAGACCAAGAAGGACTACACCCTTAAGCCTACTACTCCGGATGGATCAGATCTTAAGAGGAAGGAAGAAACCTCTAGATCCATCAAGAATGAACTCCCTGTAGTGGGAGAAATTCGTCTTCTAGAATCCTCGATACTTTCAAATAACAAAGATCCCCTTAAAGATGAGGGATCGCAAGAACAATGCCTAATGCTTCTGTATTCTTGTTCTTGTTTATACGGCAACACTGCAAACTAGTAACAATTGTGGGACGGTACTGGAACCCCTCTTCCCCCGCCCGATCCGGTGTGCCACCCCCCCTACCTTCCCGCCCGATCCAAGCTGCTTCAATCCCCTTGCGCTTAGCGCTTGACCAATGCGTAAGCTACGGTAGTATGGGGTGGATGAGGGGAGAGGGAGAGGGTGCTAACAAATAGGCCTTTCATGCTACCCCTAGCCTTCCTGATGCATGCTGCTACACTGCTGCAATCTGCAACACCAACCCAACCAATCCCCTGCTTCCCCACAACCCTTCCGGCTAATAGGTCCTAAGAGTTATCCTCATGGGGTGATTGCCTTCTGCTTCTTCTGTTGGTATTGAGGTTGGCATGAAGCAGTGGGAATACCTCATAGAGACTATCGAATTTGATCCAGATCCAATAACCTATGCCGCCTATAATCATCGAGCCCGCATTGATCACCTGAACATGCGCGGCCTTGAGGGTTGGGAGTTAGTTTCTCAAGAGACGGCATGGGGCGCCAGTTCCTTCACCTTCAAGAGGGAGAGACTGCCAACCAACCCAGACTTCGATTGAATTGCTAGACTATATAAGAAGGCTTGCTCAACCAAAGGCACGTGGGAGAACCGCCTTCAAGAGCTTATACAGGAAGAGATGGATAACGATAACGCTACATTCACGTTCGTTAATCCCACTGAACAATCTTAAGCTAAATAAATCTCATATTATTGCTCTTATTGTGTTGCATTGCTCTATTGGTTGATATAGAACATGCCCATACCGCTGACCAGCTTATTGGTCAGTTAATCGGAGACTCAAATGTTCACCATCACTCAATGCCTCATGCAATCCTCAAACACCGGCTACAAGGTAGAGACCAACGTCACCATCCAGATTGACGCCAAGGAATTCGCTAAGCTCAAGGCTAAGGGCCACCTTGGTCAACTCTACGGTATTGACGTATCCAACGAAGTATATCGCCTCTCGGGCCGCGCTGTTCGTGCTCACAACCCAAGTGTTGACGACACCCGCAAGGCCTCTAAGGGCATTAAGACTATCTCTCTCACGTACTACCAGGACGACGTGGCCTCTGCTCACCAAGCCGGTCTTGAGTGTTTCAAAACCCCTGCCGGTTTAGAGCCTAAGTACGGTGCCTTTGTTAACTTCCTAAAGCCCCGCGTATTGGCCACCGTTACCGAGTACGAAGGCGCTAACGCTCTCGCTCGTATCTACGGAGGCTTCTAATGTTAACCAGAGATAACATGAATTACAGACGCGCCATCCAGCTTCTTGGACAACTCGAAGACCGTATCGGGAATTGTGAGGCCTTTGCGGCCCTAGAGGACGCCGTACACCAAGCGGCTGACTCGGGGAGGGGCTGGTCTTTTTGCATCAACCAACTCTCTAAGAAGCTAGACGAGGTGGCCAATGGCTAAGCAATGTACCTGCCAGGATTGCGGCAAGACCTTTGAATTCGGAGACGAGGGCGATAACGAGCGTTTTTGCCTTCGTTGTGAGGCTATATTCATGGTTCACGTTAATAACGAAGAGGGGGAGTTTCTCGATGCTTAAGCCACAAGGACAACCAATGTCGCCGCTCGTCGCGGCTCTCCGTGCCTTTAAAATTGTGCAACTCAACCACGCTCTTCCCTCCACGGGAGAGGTACCCCAAATGATTGCGGCGATCCTTGACGGCAAGCGCCAGGGGCGCCTTATGGGTATGAATAACGGATTTGATGATTATTTAATCTTCCTAGAAGAGCGTGGTTTTGATGTCTCTGCGTCCGAGGTGGCTAATGCTTAAGCTCCTCTACCTCACCGCCCTAGTATTCTCCCTCTTCTCCTCCTTCGTTGAAGCCCATGCACCAGATGCGTATGGGCCCAGCGTCTTGAGTGTTGGGGGTGTGAGATGAATAAGCACACGCCTGGCCCGTGGTACATCGTCCTAGATTTCGAGGGAAGGCCTTACATAATAAACGCTGACCGTGCAAGGGTATGCGGCGACTTCACCGAAAACGATCCAGAGGCCAACGCCAACCTAATCGCCGCTGCTCCGCTCTTACTAGAGCGCCTGTGGGCCGCAACGCAACTGCTCGTTGCGCTTAGGGATGGGCACTTGCCACCAAGCGCAATTATTAGCGAAGAGATGGAACTAAATTGGACTGCCATAGCTAAGGCGGAGGGCATGTAATGTTCGTCCCAACTTACATGATTATACTCGGGGGCCTATGGCTCTGGTGGGTTCTCACCTAACCCGCCCTTAACTGGAACCGAATTGAAACAGGAGTTAACAGTGGAAAACCCCCTTGATAGACCCGAGCCCAGCGGCTTCTGTGTTCGCCTGGTTAACATCCAGGGCACCCAGGAGCTATGCCAGGAGAAGGAGTACTTCTTCACGCCCACAACCAAGCTTGGGTCCGACCTATACGAAGAGGTGGCCTCATCTTATCTACTCACCCTAGAAGAGATCAAGGCGGGCAACGTAGACCTAGAGAGCGGCACGTATTCCCTTGGCGTACACGCCGCATGGAAGGGCAATGAGAACGATCCCCATGATTGGGATGATACCTGCTCGCTCCTCTATACCAAGTTCACAATCAGGCACGAGACCGTGGTGGAGATACTGTGAGGACCGCGCTGATATTAAGCACGTTTTCCGCGTGCGCCTCTTTCTGGGCGTTTGTGAGCGGACGGCACGAGCTAACTGGTTGGCTTATTTTATTTGCGCTGATCTATTCCATCAGCAGTTTCATCGTTGTCTATTTGGTGATGAGAGATAATGATCTGTTTTAAATTTCCGGGGCGGGCCCAAGGCATAACGCTAAGGGTGGTTCTACCGCCCCGGCATTCAAGAGGTATTTATGGCTAAACCAATGATAACTAGAGACCGCGTACTAAAAATTCTTGCCGCTAATGGCGTGGACCTCAAAAAAGCCAAGGTGTGCCTCGTCGGCATTCGGGGCTACTACCGCGACACCATGGGTAAGAAGGGCAAAAACGATATCGGCATGTTTGACGACGGCTTCGTATGGATCGACGAGACCGACATGGCGTCCTTCAACGGCAATACCGATCCGTCTCGCTACTACAAGAACGTGGCTACGCTTAAAACAGGCCTATGGACCTATAAGAAGGGTAAGCACGGCATTTCGAAGCCAGGAGGCGGCTACGCTGCGTTTCGCCAAGCTAAGGGCGTCGTGGTTCAGCGCTGGCAGAAAGACGACACGTTCAAGGATACGCCGCTCGGCGACACGATTAACATTCACCGTGGCGGAGCCAGTACCACTTCTTCGGCTGGGTGCCAGACCTTGCCTCCCGCCCAGTGGGATGCGTTCAAGGCTTACGGCTACATGCTGATTGACCGGCATAAGGTCGCGACGTTCCCGTATCTGTTGGTCGAGAACGATGGATCTATAGCTTAACACTTTCGGCGGTGGCTGGACTCCGATCTCATCCGGAGCGTGGTCAGTACATGAGCTTCCCTCCGGCCGCCGCCGATTCTTTAGGAGACGATATGAAGAAAAAGCTAACCCGCCGCCTTATTAAGCGCGCGTGGACAATCGGAAGCGCCGGAGACCTTGACGGTTGGATGGATCGCTTCATCGACGAACTAGCAAAACAGCTCGGCATCGAGATCGAGGAGGGACAATGATTTTCCTAGTTATCTGGGCTCACTTCTTTTGTGACTTCGTACTCCAGTCCGACAAGATGGCGCGAGGCAAGAGTAAATCCAATAAGTGGCTGGCGATTCATATCGCAGTCTATACCGCGCCCCTCATGCTGTTCGGCTGGCAGTTCGCTCTGGTAAACGGCGCCACGCACTTTGTCGTCGACTACTTCTCGTCCCGAGCCTCGTCCTATTTGTGGGCCAAGAGAGACGCTCACAACTTCTTCGTGGTGATTGGTGCGGACCAGGCCATACACCTCAGCATTCTGGTCGCCACGATGCCACTGATTACCTTTTGGGGGTTCCAATGAAAACCATAGACGAAGTACTCGAAGAGCTGGGGTGGGCGATAGACCTAACTGACAATGCCTTGATTGTTATGGCGGGGTTTTCTGTGAGCACCGGGGATATCGGTCGCAGTAGGGATTTTTTTAATCCCGAATACTACCAAGCCGACGCTCTCGCCGAGCAATTCCTGGCGATGATGTGGAGGCTGGCATGAGCAAGTTCTCTGTGGGGGATAGAGTTTTAGCCTTTGCGCCACACCTTCGGGTCAGTGGAAGTCCTGGAACCGTCACTTGGGTGTCCGAAAAATTGGATGCTGCAATAGCCGTAAGAATGGACAACGAAAACTTAGGCACTGAAACGCTCCACCCTAAGCAATGCCGTCGCCTGGTGAAGAAGAAGCGTGGGAGGGAGTGGTATATAAACATCTACCCAGGAAGCGAGGGGTTCGCTTATCCAAATAAAAAAAGGGCGGACATTTCCGCTAGCTCTAACCGCCTCGAATGCATCCGTGTCGTCGAAGCGAAGGAGAAGAAATGAGAGCAAGAGTAGATAGCCGCCAATATACCGCCGAAGTTCCCGTCAAGATCGAGTGTCGTGAAGTCTTAGACTCATTGGATTTCTCTGACCTCTTCGATTACATGCTCAAGGTGCACAAAGACGACCTGTACTCTAACGCAAAAGAGTGGTTCGGATTAGTTGAGGAGTCCAATGAGTGATTTAAAAAAGCGCCTCGAATCGCGAAGGGAGAGGGATGCGGACAACGCCTGGAGCCATAAAGGGTTTAACGAGAATTTCTTTGCCTATAAAGCCGACGCCTGGGAGGGCGGCTACCTCGCCGGAGCCTCCGAGAGAGACGCCCAGGTTGGGGCGCTGGTGGGGGCGCTGGAGAGGGTCAAGGAAATGAATCTTAACTCAAAGCCGATGCGCGGGTATGTCGAGACTTTCATCGACAATCAACTCTCCGCCTTCCACCGCTGGCTCGATGGAGGCAAGGATGAGTAAGGCAACGATTAATGAATTAGTGCTCAGAGAGTGGAATCATTTCGAGCATAGAATTTCATACTCATCAACACCGCCCACGAGTTATGAGATTTTTTTAGGTGGCGCGCGGGCAATGTTTAAGGTTCTAAAAAATAAGAAAAAGCGCGAGAGAAAGGCGGCCAAGAAATGACCACGCCGTTTGACCAGAGCACAAGGAAACAGACCGCCTATTTCAAAGAAAAGAGCATGTACGAGTCGGGCAGAAACTCCGCGAAAGAGAGCCTCGCCATTGCGTTGAGAGCCCTTGAGTTAGTCGCGCATAAGCACCCGGAGTGTTTCTGCATGGATCAATGTGGCATAGCCGGCGACGCCATCGCCGAGATCCGCCAACGGGGTGATTACTGTTTGGAGGGAAAATGAGCGACGCCCCTATTTTCATCAAGCGCCGTGAGGATAAATACCAGGTGCGCTTCTGGAGCAAGCCCGAGCAGTATAAAGCCTTCGTAGCCGAGTGCGATAAGCACGGGCTAGTTCTGCAAGACGTTCTAAACGAGCTGATGAATTGGTTCACGCGCACATCAGATAAAGGGCAAATAAAAATTGAGGAGGCCCCATGACCACTGAACCGAAGCCGGCGTTTCCTCGACTATGGGTGTACGACTCTCACGGAACTTTCGATACCTACACCGATGAGCAAGTGGACAAGATGGCAGAACCGGAAATGAACCGCGCCATCATGACTCCGTACGTTCCCGAGGCCCTTCTGCGCCGGATGACGGCGGCAGTGTACGAGATCGCCGCCAAGATGGCTGAGCAAAGAGACACACCAAGCGTTCTCGCAGACAGATTTCGTAAAGAAGCAGCTTGGTATAGGAGCACCGATGGAAAATAAAATCACCGAGCAGAATCGGCAAGCGGCGGAGAGGCACATGGAGATGATCCATGCTCAGAATGTTGAATCGCGCATTCTTTCGCGAGCAGAAACTACTTTGATTATTGAAAAGACTTTCCTCGCAGGCATCCTCCACGAGCGCAGCAAGGCCCGTAGATGCGGACTCTGTACCGACTTAAAGCCGTGCAATATGGATGGATGCCCCGACGACAAGCCCACCCCTGACCGCGCGGAGTGGGAGAAGATTCGGGAAGAAGCGATAAAGCCTCTCTTTGAGTTCTTAATACACTGTGGCGTTGCGAGGGTAGACGCAGATGAGATCGCGGAGTGCGCTCAAAACATCTGGAATGATGCCATCACCAAGATTGCCGAGCGTCTGGCGAAGGAGAATGAGCGTCTGCGGGCTATTGTCGAGGCGTTCAAAGTATACGGAACCGATGAATGCTCTAATTGCGAGTCGGGTCGCATAACGCTGTGGTGGGCGAATAAGAAGTGTATCTCTTGCGATCCTGAGTCATACCAAGTTGGCGCACCTTTAAGGACCTATATTTACGAACGAGACGCTCTCAAGGCCCAGCTCACCGCCGCCCGAGAGGAGGCTAAGGCGTTGCGGGAGGCGCTTGCTCAAATCGCCTCATGTGAGCCAGTGATTGCTGGAGACTGCCCGTCAATCGCCAGGGAAGTCCTCGCACTCTACCCCGCCAAGAAAGAGGAGAAGGAATGAGCATGTGCACTTGCGAGTGGAAGACGCTTTGCGACGGCACAGGCACGCTTTACTGCTGGAACCGTCACGAAGATTGTTATTGCGGATGCGGCTGTAGGGATGAGTGTTATGGATGCGATGCTTGCAAAGACTATGACCCAACCCATTACGAGGATGACGAATGACCACAGCAGAGAAGATTAAAGCGGAGCTGGAGAAGCTCCGGCAGAGGTCTCACATAAATGATCACGCTATGGGGGACGACTATGTAGACCTCAGCGGCAGCTTGGACGACGCTGCCCAAGCCGCCCTTGCGCTCTTAGAGGCAGTAGTGGTGGCTAGAGAGGGTAACGCGCTCATGGCCGAAGGCGAGGGCGAGGATGAATCGGTGTACATGGATATGGGTCATTACCACATGGATAAGCTAGACGAAGCCGTCCACAAGGCGGCTCAGATACTCGGCTTGGAGTTCTCATGACCCTAGAACAGCGGCTCAAAGAGATAGGCGAGCGGGCGGAGAAGGCTACGCCGGGCGGATGGAAGTACTTCCGTGAAAATGGGTTGATGGTAATTCAAAGGGATAACGGCAGTCGTGTTTATGTTTGCGGTAGAGACGGCCCCCTTCTCTGCATGGCCGAGGTGGACGCTAGGTTCACGGCCCACGCCCGAGCCGACATTCCCTTCCTTCTCGAAGCCTTGCAGAAGGCGCTGGGGGCTTTGGAGAAATATGCGGACGGAACGGGACCCCTATGGGATGACCGTGGCATGGGGCCGGACTGTGGCTTCGTTGCTGAGAAGACCCTAGCCGACCTAGAGAAGCTGGCGGGGGAGAGATGAGTAACTTCGTTTGCCGCAAGTGCAAGCAGAAGGTAGCGCCAGTACGTGGCGTACTAAGCTGCTGCGGAATTACGGAGAAATTAGAATACGCCCTTGAGGAGAACGAACGCTATGAGCGCGTCCGCGCCATTCATGCCAGCGTTATTGCCGAGAAGGTGCGGTCTCTGTTTGACCCCACTGAGGCCCACTGGAACGAAGAAGACGGTGAGTTCAGCGATTACGAAGGGATACCTAACTCATGACCGAGACCCCTGAGCAGAAGCGCGACCGCCTGGCGGAGGAACATCTTTCGCAATTTTGCATTGCCCCTGGCACCCCGCACTGGATGGCCGGAGAGCGCGATTTCGTTGCCGGATATTCATCCCGCGACGAAGAGGTGGCGAGGCTTAGGGCGGAGATAAAAGAGCTTCGCGAGATCGGTGCAGTTGACTGCCCGTGGTGCGGAAGCTGCGGGGAAATAGGCTGCTGCGAGCCCAAGAAGTGCCTGTATCCGGAGGTTAAATCCGAGCGCCTTTCTGATTTGGAAGCGGAGATTGCCGCTATCACTCGCCAGCTCGGCCACTGCATGGAGTTCCTGACCTGGTTGAAGAACCACGACCACTACCTGGTCCAGATAAGACTCACTGAGCTACTGGAAGCCCTCAGCACAGAGCCTGGGACACCGAAGGAGGAGACGTGAGTCCATACTTTATACCTGGAGTTCTGGGGTGTTTGATCGGCGGCATCGGAGGGACCTGGTTGTTCAACCAATCTCATAAGCTGGAGGTAAAGCCACCACCAGGAAACTACCGCGTAGTTGGCTGTGTGCCGCAGACAATATCCATCTCAACGGGGAAGGTCCTGTGTACGTGCGATTTCAATGGGTGGACAGAGCGAAGGCTTATGTGCTTTACGATGTCGCACAAAGGCAAGCCCGGCGTGAGCTTCATTCTTAACGTGCGAGACATTGACGACGGTCCGCCGGATAGCGAGCGGTAGCCAGAGAAGTCGCGCCATAAGGGCACTGCGGGGCTTAAAAGGTGATCTTGGGGAGGGAACTGATCCTTGTCCGACATTCCACTCCCCGCTGATCGTACATTCTTGGAACTTCCGAAGGATGCGGTGCAAGAGGAATGCCTGAAAAGAGAAAAGCCTCCAAAGACTTGCGTCCCGGAGGCTAATCACTTAATCTTGTCTTGCGAAACTAGATCTGTCTTTAAGGTAACAAACCCCACAAAACAGATCAAGCCAAAACAGCCAAGCGCATAGACTTGTCGTTTTAATAGCTTCGCCCTCCCTTTTGGAACAGTTCGCACCGGTAGCGAAGGGGTTGTACGGGACTACTACGTACGCAGAGTCCAACAGTTGGTTGTGCCGTCTATGGGCCTGAGGTCATATGTCGCTTGGTCGTGAGACTAAGCAAGAGACCTCGCCGGGGATAAAAAAGAACCCGGTTACAGGAACAGCGGTTTTAAGGTCTGGCGTGGGCAGAAGATTACTTCGATCTGCAAACTTTGAACTGGCTTGGAAAGTAATGAAACCAAGCTGCCTGGGCATCGGGACATGGCTCCGAAGGAAAGGCTTAGAGCAAGGAGAATCTCCACAGGTGGGGGTTCTTTTGCCTGGAACCCTCAAACATTCACCAAAGGAAAGTTTATGACGATTGATGACTTGTCGGAAATTAAGAAGCAGGCTGAGTTAGAGGTTAGAGAAGAGTTGTTTAGAAAAAGAGTAGAGGCGTATAAGACCAAGATTAGGAATAGACGAACCGTGTGGGATCGAGTATTCCCTTGGAAAATAATCATCGTTAAGAAGGAGAAACCATAATGTTAGACATTACTAAGGTTAAAGAAGAGGCAGAGAAAGAAGTACGAGAAGAGAAGACGAAGAAGGCTAAGGAGAAGATCAAAGAGCTTCTTCGTAAGCAAGAGTCGGCCAAGGTTATTTTGGCGAATATCGAAAGAGAGATCGCAGATGCCTACAAGTCCATTGGTGAAGGAAATATCTAGTGTACAAGCATCGCTCAGAGGATGAGCTAAAGAAGATGCTTTATACGGTGCCTTTTGAGGTCCGTTTCTTAGGGCTAGTGGGAGATACCTTGAGCTTGGCCCGTGCTGGCTGGGAGTTCACCATGCGGCAGATCCAAGAGTATGCCTACGACGATATTACCCTCCAGCTCGCCATGAAGCATTCTGCCTGTGACACCATTGCCTACTCTCGGGTCTCAACGGTCCGAATGGAGCAGCTCTATGGACTGCGGGATTCTAGTAGAGATCCCATGGCCACGATGATGGCGATTGCTAAGACGGGGTTTGATATTCAGTTCTTAGGGTCTAACGGCATGGTGCGAATAATGCCCGAGCGCGCAGGGGTATCCTGGAAGAGTGAGTGGGAGCCGGTGGATATGCGGCCCCAAGAGTACGAGGACGTTTCGTTAAAAAGCTTCAAGTTCTTCAAGGTGGCCAAGCCCTCCGTTAAGGACATCGTTATCACTAGCGAAATGGTCCCTGAGGTTCTGGATATGGTTATGAAGGCGCAAGGGTCCGTGCAAGAAGAGATTAGACGGCGTGAGCGCTCTAGGCAGAACCTAGTGGACTACCGTGGGATGAGTGTGGCCCCGGCTCATTCTGTTGAGGCTCAGATTATTACGTTGGCGGGGTAGATTTATGAGAAAGCCTTTAATTTTAAGAAAGATCGGAGCGAATACAGCTCGCTTGGCCCCATGGAACTACGAAGGGGCGGAGGCGGTCGAGCAGCTTAGGTGGCATGGTCTTCCGGATGAGGTTATTCTTGACCCTCAAAATCAGCCCATTGAAGAGCTTCTTGCTTTATATCCAGACTACGAGGTGAAGAGATGAAGCTATATTTTAAAGTAAGGCCTATATATCAGCAGGTGAATGCAGACCTGTATGCCTCCTCGGTCATGCTCTTCTCCGAGCAAGAAGAGAAGAATCGGGATGGCGTGTCCTTCCTTAAGCGTCGGGTCCATGGAGGTAATAGGATTTGCTTTAGCGAGCACCTGTCTTTAGAACAGATCGCAGAGCAGCTTCCCGTAATGGTTGAAATGGTTAAGAAAAATTTATGTGAACAAATTATGAGCGCGGAAGTAATTTACCCCCATGGATCTTAACGACTTCCCCGATCACCAGTGCGAGGTATGTGGCGAGTGGTCGAAGATGGCAATGCCCTATTCCGCGTGGGATCGGAGGTGGCACTGCCTTAAGTGTGTTCTGACTAAGCCGTCCGGGATCTCTGTGCTTTTAGGGGGGCCCGTCGATAGCCCTAGAAGGAATAGGAAGAACCGCAAGAGGCCTTCGAGAATAAAAAATAGATTACACTTGCAACCTAAACAGGAGTGATATACAACCGCCCCATACAGCAGTTCGATAATGGACTGTTCATCGGAGACTCGAATGACTTACGTCGCACCTCGCTTTCAACACCTCATCCGTCCCTGGACCAAAGACCAACAAGGCAAATCCCTACTCGGCGCCTGGATCGGCATGCCAGATCCCTACTACCATTCCATCGAAGCCTTCTCTCAGTCCTACGCTAAGGAGTTCGCCAAGAGCCCCGCCCACGGACACGCCTACTCCATGCGTGAGTGGGAGGCCGACCCCAAGCGTGAGATGTATAAGGCCGTCCACCTCTTAACGCTGGAGCCCGAAGAGCATAACCGCATCGTGGTCAAGGATGGGCGTTGGGCTGGTGCGTTGAAGGATGAGGTCGAGGCCCTCCAGGCGCAAGGCTACATCGTTTTAAAGAAGGACGGGTTCGACACGGCCCGAGCTATGGCCCAGTCCATCCTCGCCCACCCACGAGCCGCCCAGAGGCTTAAAAACTCTATCCCTGAGCTATCCATCTTCTGGGAAGAGGAGACCGAGGCTGGCCCCGTTCTATGCAAGGCTCGCTGCGATGCGGTGACATTTGGTGATGCTGGCATTGACTTGGACGACCTTAAGTCCTTTGGCTCGCTGCACGACGAGACGCTCCTGGGCGCTCATGCTTATAAGTCTAAGTACCACGTCCAGATGGGCTACTACGCCTTTGGCCTGGCTAAGATCTTTGAAGAGAACCTAGTCTCTTGCGGCTGGATCTTCTGCGAGGATGATGCCCCCTATGGCGTCAAGGTCCGTGGCTGCTCGCCCCAGGTGGCAACCGCCGGATGGCGCGATATCTCCGCCCTCCTTGGGCGCTACCGTGTTTGCACTATGACTAACGAATGGCCCAGCTACGACGACCAAGAGTCCGTTGACCTAGTGATCCCTAGCTACCTTGCTAGGTTTGAGGAGTAAGACGATGAGAAGTGAAAATATTAACGAACTAGCTAAGGCCCTCGCCGCCGCCCAGAAGGAAATTAAGGGAGCCCTAAAGGACTCCTCTAACCCTTTCTTTAAATCCACCTACGCCGACCTAGAGAGCGTGTGGAGCGCCTGCCGTGAGCCGCTCACGAAGAACGGGTTGTCCGTAGTGCAGTCCTTCGGGTTCGAGGGCGACGTAGACTTCCTAGAGACCACCCTCCTACACACCTCTGGCCAGTGGATCTCCGGTCGCCAACGCATGCTGTCCAAGGACCAGACCGCTCAAGGGATGGGGTCAGCTGCCACTTACAACAGAAGGTACGGACTAGCTGCCATCTGTGGCGTAGTACAGACCGATGATGACGGTAACTCCGCCTCGGGCAAGGAAGTTAAACCGCAGGCCCAGCGCCCAGTGCAGCCCACGGGTCCGCTCGGTAACGCGACCAGGCCTCCGCAAGCTGCGGGTCGGGGCTTCCCTGGTCCATCGGTTAAATAAACAACAATACTGAATCAAATGAGGACGATATGAAGAACGAAAATAAGATTGATATTGAAACGCTATGGCAGCAAAACGTAGAGAGAGCAAAGCTGCTCTATGCTAGCAGGCATCAAAATCAAATGGAGATCGCCCGCGTGGCATTGGAGGTTTGTGAGATATCTTGGGGTGGCACGCCGCAAACTAATAAATTTACACTCCTGCGATTTGCGGAAGAGTGTGGAATTAGTTCAAGGACGCTATCTAATTGGGTTGGTGTGCGCCGAGCTGTTTTTGAAAAACTCCCCCCGGAAGCTTCCAGTAACGCCACATTCACCCAATTGGCGGCTATCTCGGCCCGAGTTAAGCCAGACGCGCCGCGATCACATGTGTTTAAGGTTTATGACGACCTGGTAAACGTAAGCAGTGTTGACTTAAAAATGCGCAAGTATATAGGCGCGCTACGCAGCACCGCGTATAATTTTTCGCGCATGAATGCTGCTGATGCGATTGAAAAGAATACTCTTGAAGAGGTTTTATTCTATGCGCAGATAATTGTCGGGGCCATAAAAAAGACCCATCCCGAGTCCAAGCCCACGGACCATGGCCTAGCATCAAAAAACAAAATAAGAGGAATGAGCGCCGCCCAGGCCTTAATGCTTCCCCGGAACCACTTTGGGGAAAGAGAGACGGTAATAGGTAGGGATGGCTCCGGTGTTGAGGTTAGGATCACCCCGAAGGACCGGGACATTATCCAGTTCTTGAAAAAGAATAAGGGTAAGTGGCTCACACCCACCGAGATTGGTATGAAGCTTAAGGGCCATAACAGGAACTCTGCATCCGCCTGGGCTTATCGCACGGTAAATAAATTCATTGGCACCGAGCTAATCGAAAGAAACAACCGGGGCGCCTATCGTTGGTCTGGTAAATGATTTAAAGAAGGGGATTGCTCGTGAGGCTGGGCCGGTCCTCCATAACTCATCCCGGCTTCATGGGTTCGGCGGTTAATAATCTGATAGTTTAACACTACCGAGAATCTCTTTCTTTGTACGATGACCGGGATAGCGTGAAAATGCCGGTGACTTGGGGGATAGTCTCCAGGGCCTTGCCCCCACCAGACGGGGGCTCAAACTAAAAGGATGTAATGAACGAATTTAAAGTACACGGCAGCGTCGGCAAAGTAACCCGCAAGGGTGAGATCGTATTCCTTCGCCTCTGCCACCACACCAAGTTCCTTAATAAGCGCTCCGGAGAGCGTGAGCGCCAGGAGCACTGGTTCTCTATCTCCTTCTTCGGTAATGTCGCCAAGGCCCTAGAGCGTGACATCGAGATCGGAGACCGCGTGATCGTAGAGGGCGATATGGTCGTCTTCCCTAAAGAAGGCCCCACCTCCCGCGTAGTGCTCAACGCTAAGGACTTTTATATTCTACTACCAGCCGCCAGCCACAAGTCTCGCGGCCCACAAGGAGAGATAGACGATGGACAAGACGACTAATAAGCCCGTAACCGCCGTGAAGATTATGCAAGTGATCGTGGTCAAGGCCAACCAGCCCGCCGCCTACATTGGCCCAGGCGCCGACTACGACACCAAACCCGTTATCTTCGTCTATTCCACCGATGGCACCCTCTTAGGAGAGCTGGTCAATGTCGCACCGTAACGATGACTGGGAGTTTATCTTCTGGGGCGCCGTCCTAATCGCCATCTGCTACGCGGCGTTTGAGTTTCTCGCCTACGACATAGAGTTTCAAGACAAGTACGAACTACAATACCTGGAGTTAAAAAAATGAATCTAACCAAATCCCGCACCGTTGACCTCATCCACCTAGCCTTCTCGCTTGCCGCTATCTTTAGCCTCTGCCTCATGTTCCTCGGCATGCGTTAAGTCCGGTATTATGCCATTTTGGATAAAAAAAGTTTTCGGGTTTTCCCAATAGGGGATTCGCGTTAGCCTGTTCTCCAACAAGGAGAATTCAAATGGCAAAAATCAAAGAAGAAGTAGTCGAGAAGAAAGAAAAGGCCGCCCCCAAGATCTTCGTGGGTAAGCACGTCCTCTACCACAAGGTCATGCGCTCGGCTGTCGGCGAGAAGCTCCAAGCCTTCCCCGCCATCATCACCCAGCTCGCATCCGCTGTGTCCAACTTCAAACCAGAAGACGGCGCCGTAGACCTCGTGATCCTAGGCGAGCCCGGCACCTTCCTCGGCGGACGCCAAGGCGTGATGTTCTCTGATGTTCCCGCTGGCGGTAAATGGGGATACAACCCTGACCTCTAAGGAATACCAGGCCCTCCTCGCGGCTCACCCTGCGAGGAGGAAGACCTCCAAGCGACAGCAAGAGAGCGTCGATCAGAAGATCTACGTCAAACTATTGAACAGTCTTAAGATTGGCTTCTTCTACCGGGTTAAGAACATGGGAACTTTTGATCCCGTGCGAAAGATCTACCGGAAAAATGCCGAGCTGGTTTCCATCCCAGATATAACCGGGTACCTCTTTGGGGGCCTGGCCGTCTACATCGAAGTGAAGCGCGTTCAACGCCTTGAGGCTAGAAAGAAGCTCATTTTCAAGGTCCAAATAACTGATGGTCAAAAGCAGTTCCTCCTGGACGCATACCGCGCGGGCTGTAGGTCTGGCGTGGCGTTCAACCAACTTGACTGCATCGCTATCGCGACCGCAGACCCTAAGCGTTACCCCCGTCATCCGAGGACCTACTGCTTCTTACCAGACGATGAACTGAAAGCCTATGCCGAAGAGTATGCAGCGACCGTGCATAAGAATGCTGCACTTAAGCAAGACCCCCTCTACCGGGACATCACCCTAGCGCTGCCTGACAAAGACTAGTTGATTGGCAGGTTCTCGTCGGCCTCGGTGCCGTCTATCGTCATAGCATCGGCGATCACGTAGTACTGCCGCCCACTCTCTTGAACCAAGACAGCCACCACGCCCTCCACGGGCACGTCCTCGCCAACACCGGGTACGAATACGTCATGGTCCCCATGAACCGAGCACATCTCCTCAAGGAACCCGATAAGCTCTGATGTTTTCAAAATATCTTTCTCTTCGGCTTTGGAAACTTCAAAGATGCGTCGCCGCAAAGCTTACGAATCCTGTCTAATGCCTCTCCGCCCTCGCGGATGGCGTCCCTGATCTCTTGACGGGATGGGCGCTCGGCGGCCCGTAGCTTCTGCCACGAGGCGTAGACGATCTCTCCGTGCTGGATACGTTCTCTGGCTTCCTGGCGCTTAACCTTGACCTCTTCTGGCACCTGGATCTTGGTCTCACTCTCCCGAGTATAGTACCAGTCAGTCTCAGCAAGGTACCTCTGGGCTTCCTCGTTGATAGACTCTTGAGCCTTAGAGATCTCCGCCCAAGCCTCTCCCATCTTTCCCATAGCGGCTACCACCCCACGGGTCTCGGCGGCCTTCTTGCGCAGATCAGCGATCTCGTTATAGATCGATTGCCACTCGGCCTCTATCTTCTTCTCCAGTGGGATAGCCATGTCTTCTGCCGCAGCCCGAGCCTGGCGCTGCCGCTCCTTCATAAGGTCGGCTTCCTTTTGCTTAGGCAGGTTGTTCTTTACGAAGTTCTGGCGGTCTTCCTCTACCTGGAAGGCGCGGAACTGTTCCTCGCTTGGCTTCTCCCCTGGCCCCAGCCATTGCAATCCGGCGTACGTCCGGTCGTGAACGATAACGTCGGCAAACATATAGGTCTTTGCAAGGTGCGCGTAATTCATTGTTCCTCCGGTGCCACTTCGTTCAAGACGTCCGTGGCTAACTTAACTTCCTTACGAAACCAGTAGCACGTCGTAGCGTTCTCCGAGCACATCTTCTTAATGGCTCCCACCAACCCAATAATAGTGTCCGTAGAGACGCAGGCCTTACCGTACTCAATGGCCCTCCACTCGTCGAGAGAGATGTCGTGGTTCTTCGCCTTAGACTCCTCGCGCATATAAGAGACACGGGCCCCGAACTTGCCCTTGATGGTAAAGATCGGGTCATCGGGTAGCCGCACGGTGGTGCAGGACGAGCTAATCAAAGCCAATAGCATCATCAATATCTTTGTTCGCTTTGTCATTAGCCTCCTTCTCCTCCGGAGTCATGGGCCTAGATGGGTCATACTTGCGCTCAAAAACCCGCAGGTCTTCTAGGGCGCCTTTAATGCTAGAGACCTTGGCGGCGGTCGCTAAGTCTACCGCAAAGTAATACCCCGCCTTGGCGGCCCACTCCGAGAGAGGACCTAAAACGGCCTTATCTAAAATGATGGAAAAAATTTTTCCGACAATTCCCGTTACAAGGAAGGGGGCATTCACGGTGAGAAATCCGGTAATTAGATAGTCGAGGGACTTGTAGGTAACAGCCTGGAGTAGCTTACGCTTCTCGGCCTTGATGATATCTACCTCTTCCACCGGCGCTCCTTCATGAAACAGTAGAAGTCCCAAGCAAGGATAGAGAGACTAACGGCCCACCCAATGGACTTCATTAAAAGCCACGTTAGTATGGGCCGCAAGAATACCATTTAGGCGAAGGCGGCTACGATCTCAGCTTCCGTGCGGCCAAAGAGCTTCATGAGCGCTTGGACCACAGTGTCGTCGATCTTGGTGCCGGTCTTCTTGGCAAGCTTAGCCAGCTCAGCCAAGAGATCGATGTTCAGGCCAACGGAAGCGGCGAGCATTCCGGTGTCGCTAATGTCCACCGAGTAGCTACCGATGGAACCGATCTTACCTTCTAATTCTTTACCTTCTAGCATAGTGAACCTCCGTGTTTTTTGTAGTGTACTAATAATCTATCGACGACGCATCTCTTCAATGAACTTAATAGACCGAGCGTCTAGCTTATCTACTGATGCCTTAAGGTCCAGTATCGACTCCTTAATGCCATCAAACTTGAGGTCCGTATATTCCCTAGCTTCTGACTTAGAGGAAAAATAAGTGAAAGCCCACACGATCACACTGACAGTGATGCCGACGAACCAAACTATGTCTTGAAGCTCTTTAAACCATTTGCTCATTTTTCCTCCTACTGAGGCATACACATAACGTAGTAGTTATAAGATGTAGAGTCAGAGCCAGAGGCCGCCGACATGGCGCGAGTTCTAAGATAGGTTGAAGTGGTGGGATCAGAAACCTTCGCCACGTCATTTGTGGCGTTAACGGCTCCCGAGACGATACAAAATGGCGCAGCAGAAAACACGCCACCAGTGATCGTAACAATGCACTGTCCGCCAGAAATATTTCCGACAGAAGTAATCCAGGAAGGAGTGGTGGACGCTAATACCTGGGAGCTTCCATCGCACTCAACATAGGCGCCGCGAATCCCAGTTCCGGTAGGCACAAGATATGCGCCAGTGGCTGACAAGTACTTTCCAGCCGCGCCGTCTCCTGCGGATGGAGCCGGGGCCACGCCCGCTACGCCACCAGATCCTGAGTCCCCAACCAAGATACGAACCTGGGTCTGTAGCCCATCCGTCTCTAAAGAGTTTAGTGCATTAACATAACCAGAGTCCGGGGAGGCCACCGATAAAGGGGGCTCTCCTTGAGGGAACCACACACCCGCTGCCGTTGAGTTCGTGAAGAGAACGAACGACAGGGAAGATCCAGCCGGGACGCCAGCCAGCGCTCCGCCACCACTAGCCTGCACCGACACCAAACCCGTCGAGGAATTAGAGATGGTATACCAGTACCCCGTGGACAGAGTGGTGGCATCAGGTAGGACCACGGTCTGCGTTGTCGTACCGGTGAAGCGCTGCTCCTGCTTAGAGGCATTGGTTAAGGTGGTTGTTCCCGCTGTCGTGGCCGTATTGGCTACGTCAAACCGCACGCCGCCGTACTGGAATGCTGCCGCGTTGGCGAGCGATGGGATAAGAAGTAAGAGGACTAAAAGATTACGGATCATAATGCGATACCACCTGCCATAGAAGTTCTACGTTTGAGCCCTGGATGGGGTCGTTCCACTCCACTGTGAATCCAGCCGTACTCTGGGCAATGATCGTATAGGGCTGGTACACGGGGTCTGCATCCACGGTGTTGCGGAAAGAACACGTCGGAGTGTAGTTAGCACTAGCCATTGCCGTAGCAAAAGTAACCGCTACCGAGAGGGCCGTGGCCGACAGATTCACATCACCCGCTTTATAGGTAATGCCTTGGCCCCAAGAGAGCGCCCCAGAGCCGTTATTAATAAGGGTAGTTCCTGCGCCACCTTGCGCATCAGGAAGAACGATGGCGTAGGCGGCGCTGGCGGCGGCGGCATTCACCGTAACCGTATCACTGCCACCACCGGTCTCCGTAAGGGCAATACCCCCGTTAAAAATGGCAGCAAGAGAGAAGGTCTTACTGCCGTTAATGCTTTGGTCTCCCTCCCCCATAATAAAGAATGCGCTGTCTCCCGCATCGGGGATCGTATAGGACCGAGCCGTAGCAAGAGAGCTATGCGCATCAATTACAACCGATATGTTGTTTGCGTTCTGGACGTATATATCGTCTACCGTGTCTCCGGTAGCCGGATACAGCGCAAGCCGACCTGCGGTTCCTGGGTCCACCGCACCAGTGCCAGCCGTGGCCCAAGTAAGATTACCGGCGCTATCGTTTATCAGGGTTGTGCCCGCAGCGCCTTGTGTTCCTGGAAGGTAGATAGAGTACGAGGACGTAACCGCCGCAGGGCCAAGGATGGAAACGGTATCAGTTCCGCCACCGGTCTCGGTTACTGCGAGGTAAGATGAAACGTGCACGCCGACCGCATCAACCACACCGGCCTGGCTTACGCTCGCAGCACCAACCGTCAATAATCCGGCGCCCGACAACCGAAGCCTCTCGGCGGGTGCTCCAGCATTAGAGGCTTCAATGACAAAGTCAGCCGTGCGCGTGGTCCCGTCTCCAGTGTATTCGGCAAACACGTTAACCATCTCGTTCGTCGCGCCAGCGTTTCTACCAAAGAAAGAGAGCTGTCCAATGTCATCGCCATTTTGCAGGTTGGCGTTAGCCGCACGGGCCGCCTGGAACCTAAGGTCGGGTATGCTCGTAGACTGAGTCCGCAGCAAGATCGTGGGATTGGTATCAGAGCTTACATCCAATGTCTGTCCGGGAGTATTGGTTCCTACGCCAAGACGGGTGTTGGAGATATCAAAGAATAGATCGGCGTCCGAGGTGAAGTTCTTAAGTCCATCCCCGAGAAGCACGTTTCCAGCAGCCTGGTCAGTGAACCCCAGGTTAGTGAGGGCCGCGTCTACGTCCGGCAAGTCTGACAGGTTTAAGGCATCGTTAAGGTATCGGGCGTCGAGAAACTCCGAGCGCTCCTCCTTCACGAACCGTGGCGCGATCTCCATGTCTTCTGCTGCCTGATCGGCAGCCGTTGCGTATAGGTACCAAATCCGCACCGGACCTTGACCCACGGCAGGGGTGGAATTTAAAACTACTGCATCGCCCACATGGGACTGCACTTTAACCAGGTCAACCGGAAGTGCCGCAGCGTTGTCGTAGATGGGCTCGCCAGACTGGGTTGTAACAACGGCAGATCCGTTAACGATGTTACCTACGACCCAAGTCCCGCCAGTTCCGTTCTCGTTCTGGGTAATGGTTAGCGCCGGACCAGCGCCCGCAGCGAAATCTTGATAGTACCAGAATCGTGCAGACGTGAGCAGGCCCCCGGACCCACCACCCCCACCGCCATTAATCCAGCTCCCCGCGCGCCCAAGCACTTAAACACCCCCCTCGGTGATGTGCAGGATGCCACTAACGGAGGTGGCT